ACGTAATCTTTAGTTAATGTAACTTTTACGCCACCGGTTGCGCCGTCTTTGGTTGTTATCTTTTTTTTGCGTGCCATATCTTTGGTTGTTAGTTTTTAGTTTTTTATCCGGCAATAGTGCCGCCTTTATTCCATCCCGTTGTATCCATGCCTCTAATTTTTAACTCGTATTAAATAATCTTGTTCTTTTCTATAAACTTTACTATCGGTTTCGTGCAAATCGTTTTCATCCTCAAAAGTTATAATGTCAATATTTATACTTTCAACGGTGCCGGTGTAATACGATAGTGCACTATTAACGGCATCGGCCAAAGCGCTTACGGTTGTATTACTTATGGCAAAATTGTCGATCTGTACGCGTAGGGTTTCGATAGTTTTTTGCCGGCTTTTATTTTTATTGGGTATGTGCGACAATTTAAAATATGTTATGTAAGGTAAATCGGTGCCATCGGGTGCGGCCAATGGAAATATATTAGTACCTACGATACCGGTTACGGTGGCATCGTTAGAAAGTATATTATATATTGCGTTGCCTATGTTCATACCTTTTTGAGTAGTCTGTTAATTTGGGTTTGTAAATGATCCCTAAAATTTTGGGTTACCAGTTTACCCACGTTATTTTTTTCGGCATCGATGGCCGGGCGCATAAATGGCTTTGGTGGTTGGTCGGCACGGTACCGCCCGCCTTTTGCTATGCCACCAACCCATGAGCCATATTGTACGTTTTTTTCGGTGCGAGCCCATGAGCGTGTGCCGGAGCTTTTACCTTTTAACCCGCTGGTGCCATATTCAACCCAATGGGCTATATATCCAATGGCGCCCCATTTTCCTTTTATCCTGGGGCCAACGTATATAATGGCGTTACGGCTTTTGGCTGTAATATTACCAATTGATTTTGCTAACTTTTTATATGCACTTCCATAAGCTAATAACCTGGACCGGGCCGAGCGTATCATTGGGCGAGTGCTACGGCGTAACATTGGCATAATGGCGCGCTTTTGGAATTTATCCGGTAACGCATCCAGCGCCCTAACGGCCTGGTCAAAACCTTGTATACTACTGGTTATTTGTACCATGTTATTAATAAGTGCTTTTTAACGAAAGCATTGTTTTTAAAATTTGATACCGGCGGCCCACTGGGGTAATGCCGGTTATTTCGTAATACAGTGAGTTATGTAATATTCGCATTTTAGTGGTTAGGTTTGCCAGGGTTCTAATACTAAACTCTAATACGCTTACATCGGTTTGGCGGTCGTTTTCCTCACGCTCGCCGGTACTGGTTGTATTAACGGCGGCCTTAACAGTTGCGAAAGTGGCCCATGTTTTTATGGGTTCGCCATCGTCGTTTTTGGCCACGGTAAAATTTTGGATTGTTACCGAGTAGTACATTTGCCCTATGTTGGGTTTTTTGTTCATCAATCAAAATTGTATTACTTGGTAAGGATCTAATAAATTATTTATCGATTTGGGCATTGTACGGTGGCCTTCGTCGCCGCGGTTCTCATATAAAAAACCGACGATTAAAAGGATAGCCGACTTAATGGCATCGGGTACCAGGGCGGCACTACCATACCCCGCGGTAAATTTTACAATTACGGCGTTTTCAATTGCTCGAGTACTTGGCCAGGCGGCGTCGTAAGTTGGTGCCAGGCGGGCGGGTTCGGTGGCTATGTCGATGGCGTAATTACCGGCGGTGGCCGTGGCGGCATTACCGTCGGTATCGGTATACCTAATATGCGAAATGGCAACGCTGGGCGATTTTTCCAAGCGTATTACATTGCTCGCAAATTCATCTAAATAAAGCTCCCAGGTGGCTGGCATGAGTTGGCGGTTGGTGTAACTTTCAACATGCATGCGAGCCGCTTTTATTAGTGCCGCTATGAGGGTATCGTCATCACTTGTGCTAACTTGTAAATGCGCTTTTGCCTCACTTGCCGTTACCGGTTCGGATGTGGGAGCTGTATGTAATTTGTATGCCACTTTTTAAATGTTAAATTTTAAATGCTATATTTTAAAATACTCAACAATTTGAGCGGCGAGTACTTTGCCAATGCCGTTTATTTCGGTTAAGTCGGGCACGGCTTTAACGTCGGCTAGCGATGTAAAGCCAGCGGCTACAATCGCCTTGTAACCTGGTATATCTTTTGGTATTGGGGTTGTGGTTGTGTGGGCCGGGGGTTGAGTAGTTGGCTCGGTTACGTAACCCAGTTCTTTAAGATCGTTAAAACGATTTATAGGTAGCTCGGCGGTGTCGCCTTCAAAATATGCCATACCGATACCCATGGCGTTTTTAATAAATAAAGCGGTTTTTGTTTTCATCGGTTTGTTGGTTAAAGCACGCGAAACATTCGCGCGCCAGTGAGTTGGTTTTTGTTTTAAAATAAGGCCCCGCCGCGCCGCGTGAGCGGGTTAGCGGAACCCAAAATTTACAACCCAATGTAAAAGTTTAAATACTACTATTAAGTAGTTAAGGCGTCGGCCATTGCGGCAAAGCTTTGGGCGTGGCGTACGCCAACATCCCACCAGCTATTTGCAACAACGCGCAACATATTAGTAGTTGCAAGGCTGTAAGGATCTACAACAATATCCAGGCCGCCCCATTGTGCTACAATTAAGTCGTTCCAATTACCGAAAATTATTGCGCTACAAACGCCGGTACTTGTACCTTTATCCAGTGTGCTAGGCACCTGGGTTGTAACTCCAGCTTTGTAGCCGAGTAATTCATCGCTTGCCGATGGCCATACAAATAAACCGGAGCCGCTGTCGAGTTCGGTTTGTTTTAGTTTCGCACGTACCTTTGGGTTTGTCATAAATGCAAGGTTACCAATATCGGCATTATCTACGGATACCTCACGCTCGAGGTTAACCAGGTTGCCGAAAGTTGGGGCAAGTCCGTTTGTACCACCCGCAACGCTACCAATGCCGGATGTGTTTAATATACCGGTTGGTTGATCGCTGGAACCCGAGCCGTTAATCGCGGCCAAATCAATAGCCAATTGTATGGCCATAATTAAATCGTTACGCACAAAGTTTTCAACATCGATTGAGCTTTGTATAATTAGTTGTTTGCTTATTTCAGTATAACAACCAAGGCGGTTCGGTGTTAGTGAAAGCTCGCCAAATGTTTGTGATTGTTCGCTACCGGCGTCGACTTCGCCCTCCCATGCCGCGCTGGCGGCGGTGGCTTGTGTTGGCATGGATATATTACCCATTAAGCCGGTCATTACCTGGGCGCCATATTGAGTAACCAACATTTTAGCGCGTAGTGCCTCAATAAAACCAACCGTATCGGTGGGGCTTAAATAACCACCCTGGTTATCGGTACCCTCGGTTAAATCTCTTTTTTCGCTTAATACAATCGATGGTATACCAATACCAGTTATGGCAACGCCGTTTGTTGTGGCTTCGCGTTTAGCTTCCTGGTCCATTTCGGCCTCGAGCCCTTCGAGTGCTTTACCTTCGGCTTTTGAGCGGATGGCTTTAACAAACGAGTAACTACGTACTTCTTTTTGTTCTTGCTTTTTGGTTACACTGTTAATGTGAGTGTTCGCCATTTCGAGCGTGCGAGCTTCATGCTCCTCGGCTCGTTTAATTTCTTTATCGAGCTCGCGCATTTCAGCAATTAAACCATCGTACTCGGTGTTTTGATCTTCGGTTAAATCGCGTTTTTCCTCTTTAGCGAGGGCGTGGATAGCCTGGGCGCGTTCCCAAATGCCGGCCTTACTTTCCTTTAATTCTTTTGATGATTTAATACCACCAACCACCAAGGCAAATGCAGTTGTTACCGCGAGTGTTCCCTCGGCTGGGTTCGCGTCGAGCGTACCCGCAAACATTGTTAAAAATAACAATGTAACTAGTCCTAAAATAATTTTACGTGTTTTCATTTTTAAAGTATTTAATTGTAAAGTGTTTTATTGTGATTTATTTATTTATATAATTCAAGTTCTTTTTCTCGTAAATTGCGTTGCCACTCACATGGCACGTTTGCGGGTTGTGGGGTTTCGCGTGGGTTGGCCTCCAGGTAACTATCGTAATCGCGTTTATCGGCCTCGGCGGTTGCATCGGGGTAAGCCGGAAATGTAACGGGGCCAACATCAATTAAATTATCAATTTCCATTATGGTGCGGTCCTCCTCGATACCCTCCTCGGTTGACTTTGCCCATTGTGTTACCTTTGGTATAAACCGAAAGCTCGAGCCAATTACATCGCCGCGCTGGATAGCCTCGAGTACGTTATCGCCGTTTGGCGAGTTGGGGGCCTCAAACTCAAAACGCAAGCCGGTGGTGTCAACCGAAAGCGTAAGCGTTTTTTTGTTGCGCGCCAGGATCAAATTATTATCATGGTTAAATACCGCCACCACGTCGTTTTGTAGTACGTTGTTAAATGCGGCCGGATCTATTTTTTCTCTAAACCAACCATCAAACCCGAGCGGGTTACTCCAGCGATTAAATACAGCGGCATAACCGGTTATTTTGCGCGAGGTTTCGCCATCGTCGCGTTTTTCAATACCTATATTACCAGTGGCAAAACGGGCCAGTACTTTATTATCGGGCTTTGTGGTTTTAACTGTTTTCATTTTTCGGAGTATTATTTTTGTTGTGTATATCCTGGAGCTTGTCGGCCTCGGCCATGTTACTTTGTAAGTAATATTTTTCGCCACCGGCAATTTTATTACGGTCCTCAAGTTGGCGTATTTCATCGCGCGAAAGTGCACCAATGTAAAACATATCTTTGTAATACTGGGCACGGGCCGCGGCATCGCCACGTAATAAACCTTCTAATGTAAACTTTGAGTAAAATGTATCTTTCTCGCGGTCAGGAAATAATTTGCGGTTTACTTCACTTTCCCAGGTTACGAGCCACGGGGTCATGGTGTATTTAATAAAATCGAGTGCGCGTTGCTCGGCGCTGGCATAAGTGGGGTTGTTATCGGTTGCCAATAGATCCATTATTAAACCAAAGTACCGGGCAATTTCGTTTACGCTAAACTCACGCGAGCCAATAAATTGGGCGTCTTCGGGGTTCATGCCAATTTCTTGCACTTTAAAACCGGCATCAATTAACGCCACTTTGTTTAATTTGTCGGGGCCGCCGTATGTATTATTCCAACTATCGGTAATATTTTTACGTACGTTAGCATCTT